CGAAGCTGTATGAAGAACTCAATCCGACCGACGAGGGCCAGTCCCCGGCGGAGGGTGAGGCCCAACAGCCGACCGAAGCCAACGGTGAGGGCGGTTCTGCCGCTGAGTCGGCGCCTGCAGAGCAAGGGCGAACCGGCACCACGAACGATAACCCGACCGCCGAGCAGCGGTATCGTACCCTTCAAGGTATGTACAACGCTGATACGGCCCGCCTCCGGGCGGAGAACAATCAGATGGGTCAACGCGTCACTCAGCTCGAACAGCTGATCGCGTCGCTTTCCGCGCCCCAGCAGGTAAACACTGCACAGGTTGCCGCGGCGAAGCTCATCACCGACAAGGACGTTGAGGATTACGGCGACTCGATTGAGGTCATGCGCCGTGCTGCCCGTGAGGAAGTTGCTGCAGCGCAGCAAGAAGTCTCGGAACTCAAACGGATGGTTATGCAGATGCAGACCACTGTCGTCCCCAAGGTGGAGAGCGTTGCACAGCGACAGGCGCTTAACTCTGAGCAGATGTTCTGGTCTGAACTGTCGGCAGAAGTCCCAGATTGGCGTGAAATCAACGCCGAGCAGGGCTTCCACAACTGGCTGCTTGAAGTCGATCCGTTGTCGGGCGTAGCCCGGCAGTCGTACCTCGACAACGCGCAGAACCAGCTGGATGCACGACGGGTCGCAGGGTTCTTCAAGACATGGCAGTCAATGAATGGCGGTTCTGTTGCTCAATCACCTCGGAGCGTAGCCAGCTCTCAACTCGAAAAACAGATTTCCCCCGGGCGTGGCCGTACCTCAGCGAGCAGCATGACTGCCAATGAGGCCAAGGCATACAACCGGACGGACGTTGCCAAGTTCTTTGACGACGTGCGCAAAGGTCTGTATAAGGGTCGTGAGCAGGAGCGTGACCGGATCGAACGCGACATCTTCGCCGCACAGCGCGAAGGTCGCATAACATAAACTGGCTAAGTGAAAGGACACCACATGGCCTATCCCGTTGCTCCCGGCCGTCCCGACTACTCGGGGAATTTTATTCCCGAGATTTGGTCCGGCAAACTGATCGAGAACTTCTACGACGCCACCGTGCTGTCGGCGATCTCGAACACCGACTACGAAGGCGAAATTCGCCGCATGGGCGATACGGTTAACATCCGTACCCAGCCCAACATCACCATCCGTGAGTACGTCAAGGGTCAGAACCTTGTCGTCGAGAACCCGGATTCGCCCAAGCTGCAGCTGCTCATCGACAAAGGTGAGTACTTCTCCTGCATCGAAGACGACATCGACCGTGTTCAGTCGGACATCAAGCTGATGGACATGTGGTCGAAAGACGCTTCCGAGCAGATGAAGGTGAAGATCGACCAGCGCGTGCTGACCGACATGCTGCCGGACATCGCCGCAGCCAACAAGGGTGCCACTGCTGGTCAGCAGTCGGCAGCGTTCAACCTCGGCACGACCGGCTCGCCGCTGACCGTGACCAAGGACGGCGCATCGGCCACCACTCCGGTTGTCGACCTGATCGTTGACATGGGCACCGTGCTCGACGAGGCCAACGTGCCGGAGTCGGACCGCTACCTTGTGATCCCGGCCCGCATGGCTGGTCTCATCAAGAAGTCCGAACTCAAGGATGCTTCGCTGACCGGCGACAGCACCAGCCCGGTCCGCAACGGCCGTCTCGGCATGATCGACCGCTTCACCCTCTACGTGTCGCACAACCTGAACGTCTCGTCCGGCAAGACTTCGATCATCGCCGGTCACAAGATGGGCTTCACCTTCGCGTCGCAGATGACTGAGATGGAAACTATCCGTGCCCAGTCCACCTTCGGCAACATCGTGCGCGGCCTGCAGGTGTACGGCTACAAAGTCACGAAGCCTGAGGCGCTGGCGCAAGCCGTCGTCCAGTTCGCATAAGGAGACCAGATCATGGTTGCTTACACTGACTCTCTCGGGTTCTACAAGAACTCGGCTGGCTTCACCGCCAACGGCGCAGACCGCGTTAGCGTCACCGAGATCGACCTCGATTTCGCTAAGATCGCGGCTGCCCGCACCGCCGCCAGCGCTGCTGCGCTGGGGTCGGGCGACACGCTGGTCATCGCTGTCTTGCCGAAGGGCTCGTTTGTCCTGTCCGGTGTTGGTACGGTTGTTCGCGCCGAAGGCGCTGCAGCTAACATCGACGTCGGCATCGGCGGCGGCACCACCGATTTCTGGCTGGATGGTTTCGACCTGAACGCCGCTGTCGGTACCACCGGTGGTTACGCGGATGCTGCAGCTTACTACTGCGCAGTCGATACCAACGTCCTGATGACCCTGAACTCGGCCAGCATTGACGCTGCTCGTGTGAAGGTTTCTCTGGCGGTGGTGAACATGGGCGCCGAACTCGGCGAAATCCCGTCGGCCTAACGGTAGGGGCTTCGGCCCCTACCTCCAACTCAGGAGGATAAGATGGGTGTCTATACAGGTATCTCGCAGGACAACGTGCGGATCAACAGCGGCAATGCAACTCTGCAGACGCTGACCGTAACGGGTACTGTGTCGATTACCGGCATGGTCCAGAACGTGCGTCAGCGGTTTACGATCGCTGAGATCAACGCTGGTGCCACGCTTGTTCCGGCCGTTGCTGGCAAGTCCATCCGCATGGTGTCGTGCAAAGCTATCGCCGTTGGTGGTGCTGCTGGCGCTGTGACCACAGTGGATGTACTCGGCACGCTGTCCACCGGACGTAAGCTCGTTGCCTTTGCTCAGGCTAACCTGACGCAGAGCACGGTGCTGACCGATGGTGGCACTGGTGCGGCTGTCCTTGCAGATGGTGCGTCTTACACCGCAAACGACGCGGGTACGGCCGTCACCGTAGGCAAGACTGGCAGCAACGTGACGACTGCAACGCACATCGACGTGATCTTCGATTACGTCCTTGTCTAATAACTGCGAGGCCCTTCGGGGCCTCGCTACACTCACAAGAGGACACGCCCATGCCCGGCAAGCGGATCACAGACCTCACGGCTCTCTCTGGCGCAAACAGCGCCAATAACGACGATCTCGTGATCTTCGACGCAACGGCCAGCGAGACCAAGCGCATCTCGCGCTCGCAGCTGGCTGAGGGTATGCAGGCTGATGTGCAGGTCTTATCGAATAAGACCATGGCTCTCGGGTCCAACACCATCACGGGCACGACCGCCCAGTTCAACACCGCGCTTACCGATGGCGACTTCGCCACACTGGCAGGCTCGGGAGTTCTGACCAACAAGACGATCGACAGTGCGACCAACACGCTGCAGGGGTCTGATGCCTCGCGGCTGCACTGGTTCAAAGACGTGGCTGCACTGCTCGCCGACACGACACTCGTGGCCGCTACGGGCGACGTCGTACAGACGCGTGAGGAAGGGTTTGCCTACGAGGTTGCAGCATCCGGGGCCACCGACCAGCACGTCACAACGGCTGGCGGTGTGAAGCTCTATGCGAAAACAGGAGCAGATGGTGGCTTCAATGCAGCCGCTTGGGGCATTGTTCCAAGCAACGTGCTTGACCAGACCACTGTGGTTCAAAAGGTAATCGACTTCATCAGCCAAAGCACCGAGCGGCTTGGTCCTCTGACATTCCCGGTCGGCGTTTACCGTTTCAACGTCATCATTCGTTCGGACGTTTGGATTAAGGGTGCAAGCCGCAGAAACACCATCTTTTCGCCTGCTACCAACGCTGCGGTATTTAGGGTTCCGACTGACAGCTCCACAGTCCGCATCACATTTGAGAATGCGAAAATTGTTGGTGACCTAGCTATGGCAGCGCAGGACGGCATCTCTCTCTCACCGTCTGGCGCTACCTTTGTGGACACGATCACTCTGCGGCAGTTTGATATTGTAGATTGCGGTCGGTATGGCTTACGGGCTGTCGGGACTTCAACGGCTGGCCCGTTTGTCCAGCGCCTTCACCTTGATGACGTTCTGATTTCTTTCTGCGTGGATGAGGGCCTGTCTTTGTCGGGAACTGTTCTTGAGGCGTCGTGCATCGCCTCATCTATCACCCAGAATGGTGGAACTGGATCAGGAACCAGAAACAACGCAGCCCTGACAACTCAGGCATCAACGCAAAGCCCGAGCCGTATCACGTTTATTGAGACCATCTTTAACGCAAACCAGACTAGGGTTGCTGCTGGCCTTGATGGTGCCGGCCTTTACAGCGAAGGCAAACAAGTCGTCCTTATCGGGTGTGGTTTTGAAAACGCGCGCCCGCTGTTGAATGTTGCAACAAATCGCGCCGCTGCCCACGTCGTGCAGGGGTGCAGGTTTGGGTCAATTTACTCCGCAAACGAGCATATTCTCGTCGCTGATGTGGATGGGATGCTCATTGATGCTTGCACGTTTGTTCAAAACGGCGGCACGCTTCCATACAACATTAGGGCTGGAAACGCATCAACGCGCATCAAAAACTTTGAGATCAGAAGCACCAATCAATTCTCTGGCTATTCAACCGCGCCGATCCTGCAAAACAATGCCGTGACGATGTCTGGGGCTACGGCAACGCTAGTGGGCGTTGGGGTGTGGGCGCTTTCATCCGGCACTGGCGCCGGTGCAAACCTTGACACGGTTATTGCCGCTGACGGGTCTCAGCGGTTCCCAATTGGGTTTGAAGTTACCATCCACGCGCAGGCTGGAGCGACAGACCCCATCACCGTGCGATCTGCGGCTGGGAATATCGTCTTGCAGGGCGGGAACTATGCTCTCGACAACAATATCAAGTCCATTACGCTTCGGTACGATGCTTACAGGAATAGGTTTGTCGGGTAATGGCCCTAACGACACAGAATACCCACCAACGCACAGGGACTTCATCGCAACAGCCTTAGGTGCTACAGTCGTACTGCCCGCGATCCTACTGTAAGGAACAACCACCATGGCCACCAACCTGACGACGCAAAAGATCAAGGACACCTTCGACCAAGTCCTGCACGTGGACGGCGGTCCTGAGGCTGCGGAGAAAACGGTCTACAGCGGGACTGGTGTGGGCACGGCGCTCAAGGTCGGGACCGGCTCTGCCTCGGTGGACAACGTTCAGTTCGACGGCAACACCATCCGCACGCTCGACACGAACGGTAACCTCACGCTGGCCCCCAACGGGACCGGCTCTGTCGCCATCGCTAAGGCAGCCATTACCGGCGGCACCATCGCAGGGATCACCGACCTCGCCATCGCCGATGGCGGCACCGGCGCCTCAGACGCCTCGGGTGCACGGACCAACCTCGGGTTGGGCACCATTGCCACTCAGAACTCGAACAGCGTCTCCATAACGGGCGGCACGGTTTCCGGCGTCGTGTTCACCGGTAGCTTCAGCGGGATCACTGCGATCACGTCGGATTCGTTCTTCACATCTGCAGCTGCGGCCGGGCTGACGCTGACCAACAATACCTTGTTGGCAGACGGCACTAACACCAACATCGACATCGACATTACACCTAAGGGCACGGGCGAGGTCAACGTCACAAACATCGACGTCTTGAGTGGCAAGGTGCCGTATGCCACGATTACCGGCCGTGCATTTGCTGCGTTCTCTGACATCACAGACCAGACGGGCAGCACGACCGCAGCTACGCCGGTTAAGTTCGGCACGACCGAAGTGTCTGGCGCCGGCATTACCATGGTCACTGACGGGACCAATCTAACGCGCTTGACCTTCGCCGCGGCTGGTACCTACATGGTCGCTCCGAACTTGCAGTTGTCAAACTCTGACAGCAATGACCACGACACCACTGTGTGGCTGGCCCTGAACGGCACCAACATAGATCGGTCGGCGACTAAGGTGACGGTGCCCAAGGCTGCCGATGGCGGTAACACTTTCTTCCAGATCATCTTCTACGTCACCGTGACCGCAGGACAGTACGTACAGGTTCTCTGGCTTCCAGAAAACGTCGCTGTAACTCTTGACCACACCGCTGCTGCCGCAGGTCCGCCTGCTGTACCGGCTATCCCCTCTGCCATCATTGTAGCCGAAAGGATTGCGTAATGGCCAAAGACCCTCGTCTTGAGCGCGCTGGTGTGAGCGGATTCAATCAGCCGAAACGCACGCCCAGCCATCCCACCAAGAGCCACGTCGTTGTGGCTAAAAGCGGCGACCAGATCAAGACGATCCGGTTTGGGCAGCAGGGCGTCACGGGCGCTGGGAAGAACCCGACGAGCGAGAAAGATAAAGCTCGGAAAAAATCGTACTACGCCCGACACAACGCACAGGATGCCAGTCCAGACAAACTGTCGGCTCGGTACTGGTCGCATAAGGTGAAGTGGTAATGGCGAGCCCCAAACCCACCAACCCCGCACTCTGGTCCAAGGTCAAAGCTGCAGCTAAGGCCAAGTTCGATGTGTACCCCTCTGCCTACGCCAACGCGTGGGCTGCCAAGGAGTACAAGAAGCGCGGCGGTGGGTGGAGCGGCCCGGACAATCGGGTGAAGAAATGAGCAAGGGGGGGCTCGGCAAATGGTTTGGTGAGAAGTGGGTTGACGTCAAGACCGGCAAGGAGTGCGGACGCTCCGGGTCTGAGAAGTCCTCGCGTGCCTATCCAGCTTGTCGTCCCGCCGCCGCTGCTGCAAAGATGAGCGCAACAGAGAAGCGCGCCATGGCGAGCAAGAAGACGGGCCCAGCGCGTAAGTCGTGGCCGGTCAAACCATCAGGCAAGAGGACGTGACATGCCACTGAACGCCAAGGGTAAGAAGATCAAGACTGCTATGCAACAGCAGTACGGCAAGAAGAAGGGCACGAGCGTATTCTACGCCTCCGAAAACAAGGGCACCATCAAAGGTGTGACCAAAACAGGGAGTAAGAAGTAATGCGGTACCTACGGAACAAGGCCGATGGCTTCATCTACGAGTGGAACGAAATCCTAGCCCGGCACCCCAAGTGCGAAGAAGTGACCGAGGAGGAAGCATACCCGGAGCGTTTTGCGCCGGCCTCGGTGGTTGAGAAGGCCAAGCGCCGCACCAAGCGAATTGAACTTTCAACTGATGACATCCCCGAGCCACCTGTGTATACTTCGCCCGAGTTGTCGGCGGACGCATCAAGGGGCTTGCCTGAATGACACCAGCGGAGGTCATAACCGAAGTTCGGCGTATCGTCCAAGATACGCTCGCTCCGTTTCGCTACAGCGATGCGGTCATGCTTGGTTATGTCAACCAGACGCTCAAGCGCATGGCCATCCTGCGGCCTGACTTGTTCTCCGACATCGTCGACATCCCGACCACCGCGGACTCTGCGGTTCAGTCACTGCCTGTTGATGCCATCCGCCTCCTCGACATCTTCCAAGTTAAGAACGGCGCGGCGATCAACGAGGTTGACCGGGAGACGATGAACCGGAACTACCCCAATTGGATGACGGAAACCTCCGGCACGCCAGTTAATTTCATGCGACACGTCAAGAACCCGGATCGCTACTTCCTCTACCCCCGCCCTGCAGCTGGGGTTGTGCTCGTCGGGGAGTACGCCAAGAGCCCGGTGGACTACGCGCTTGGTGACACGATCTCGGTGATCTCGGACGTGTACTTTCCTGTCATTGTGGATGGCACCGTGTTCTTGGCCCAGTCGATCGACGATGAGCATGTGGACTCCGGCCGGGCCAAGCTGTTCTACGACAGCTTCACCCAGCAACTCGGCGCCACTCTGCAGGGCCGCAAGATAACCGACACGAAGCAGGCCGGTATGGATAAGGGTGAGGTGATCTGATGCCAACTCGCGCGTTCACTGATCTCTTGCCTAAGGTCCTGCCCAACGTGCCCGGGTGCCCTCAGCCCTTGGCGATCCAACACATCCGCGACGCAGCGATCCGGGTCTGCGAGCGCACGCTCGCATGGCGTTACACCCAGCCGCGGTTCAACCTGCTCCCGGGGGTGCACGAGTACGTTTACGACAAGCCTGTGGACACTGAGGTCCATGTCTTGTTCGACGCGCTGGTCAACGACCGCCCAATGCACAAGCTGACGCTGGAGCAGGCGCTGTATCAATACCCTGAGTGGGCCGACCTATACAGTGGCGAGGACCCGTCTGTACTCTGGAGCCTGACACCACCCGGCTCGTACAACACCTTCGACTACAACGAGAACCTGTTCAACGACAACGAGCCGTTTGTGCTGCCCGAGGCGGTGGTTGCTTTGGCATCCGAGCCGCGGGCTGTGACCCAGCTCACGCCGGATAAGTACATCCTTCTGCCGCTGCCGGATGACGAGAAGCCATATGCTATGCGTATGTTCTACGCATTGAAGCCGACACGCACTGCGGCCGGCATGGACCTTACGATCTTCAACGACCTCGAAGAAGTGATCGTGCACTCGACGTTGCAGCATCTGCTCGTCATGCCGGGTGTAGCTTGGAGCGACAGAGAGCTGGCGTCGTACCACGCCAAGCAGGGGCTGTTCACGCTCACTGAGCGTCGGGCCCGTGCCAACCTTGGTAACTATCGGGGGACGATGGTCGCCTCCGCCCCTAAGTTTGCGTGAGGTAGACAATGGCAACGCCCAAGTTCAGCAACAACGCCACCACGACGACGACTGCGCGGATCAGTAATACGGATACGACGATTGTCGTAACGGCCGGCACAGGTGCGCTGTTCCCTACGCTCGGAGCGGGAGAGTACTTCAAGGCGACCCTGCAGGACATCAACGACAACTTCGAGATCGTCAAGGTCACGGCCCGTACCGACGACACCATGACGGCGGTGAGGGGGCAGGATGGCACTCTGGCGGTTCCTTTCGCGGCTAATAGCCGCTTTGAGCTTCGGGTTCTTGCGGGCAACGCGCAAGAGTATCTCGACTCCATCGACTTCCTTCTGCTGTGAGGACGCTATGCCGGTCATTCTGAAGAACAACGCGTCGAGCACACTGGCCACTGGGGCTACCGCCTCGGACACAGCCATCGTTGTGGCTGACGGGAGCAAGTTTCCTGCCCTCTCGGCAGGCGAGTACTTCTACGCCACGCTGGTGTCCCCCGCAAGCACGACTGAGATCATCAAGGTCACGGCCCGGGTTAGTAATTCCCTGACTGTTGTGCGGGCGCAGGACGGCTCCTCGGCCGCCAGCTTCCAAGCGGGTGCTCGGGTCGATATGCGGGTGAACGCGGCCACGGTGAACGACCTCGTCGATGAGCACGACCAAGCTGCGGAGATCAGCATCGCCGACGCCGGTGGGTACTATACCGGAACGACAGTAGAGGCAGCGTTGCAGGAAGTGGGGGCTGATTTCGCAGCCATCGCCGCTGCTTCTGGTTCGTCTCTAGTAGGCTACACCCAAGGCAGCACGGGCGCTGTCACCCGCACCGTCCAATCCCGCCTCCGTGACTTCGTGTCGGTCAAAGACTTCGGCGCTGTCGGTGATGGGATCACAGATGATACTGTGGCCATTCGGAACGCAATCAATGCTGTCGATGCCCAAGGTGGTGGAACGGTCAGCTTTGTAAATGGAGAGACCTATCTCGTTTCCGGTCTGATCCGCCTTAAGACGAATGTCTCTTTGCTCGGCAACGGATGCACGATCAGCGTCAACCCATTGAACTACACTGGAGGCATCACCCGCTTCTACGGTGTGTTCTCAACTGTCAATATCACGGCTCGCCCGCTGACTATTCTGTGGCGCATCGGAACGGGATCAATCAGCTTCGAAAACATCCTGATTGATGGCTTTACGTTCCAAGTAAACCGTGATGGCAGCACCCTGAGTGCTGGCCAAATGCTAGTCTCTGAGATCAACATTGTCCGCTTCGAAGACGCCCGGAATTGCAAGGTCACCAACTGCCAGTTTATCGACCAGCAGACGATTGGGAACAACAACGGAAGCCAAGTGGTGTTTTTCGTTCGCTCGGAAAACTGCTCGTTCTCAAACAACTATGGAACCAATGTCGGCCTATTCTGGTCTGCTGAGTGCGAGATGACCATCGTCGATGGTAATTATATTCCTGTGTCAGCGGGAACTTGCATTGAAACGGTTGCCGGGCAGTCCTACCGAATTACGAACAATAGGTCAGGGCTGACTTGGGCTGGCGTCTCCTCGATCGGCGTAAACAGCAAGCAGTGCGTCATTTCTGGAAACACCGTTGACGAGTCTGCAATTTCTGGGATCACAATCGGTCACCCAACATCCACAGGCGGCCCAAACAGTTACAACCTCCCGCTTGATGCTGACTTCTCGACTTGCCGAGATAACTACATCCTAAGCGGGGATGACCTGTCCGCAACGCATGGCTACGTCGGCATCTTGGTGCAGGCTGCCAGATACATCACCATCGCAGACAACACGATTTTGAACCTGCGGAAGAAGGCCTCGTTGAACGATCGCGCCGCTGGTGTTCTCGTGCAGCCAGATTCGGCAGCGGCTGCAACGGGCCTTCGTATTGAGAAAAACCGCGTCAGCACGGCAAACAACGGCATCCATGTGGTGCGCGGGGAAGCTGTGGCTGCGGAGGAAAACTCAATCCGCGATGCCTATGCTGGATTTTACTATGAGGCCAATTCTAACTCACCTCGCATTACGATCAATGACAACTTCATCACGGAATGCGACCGTGCCGTTGCGCTGAACAATGGCTATGCAGAGGTTTCGGGAAACTTTTTCTCTGCGATCACCAACGCTTCGTTCTCGCTAACGTTCGCTAGGGGGCATTTCCGCATCGAAAACAACTTCTTGTCGGAGTGCGGTGAGATGTTCTTTTCCATCGTCAAGTCTGTGGCGCTGATCGGGAACGTCATAGAGAACGCAGTCGTCAAAACGCGGGCCGGAACGCTTGACAACACTAGCACTGCTGGAACGGCTACCATCGACCAGATCACAGTCTTCGGGAACAACCACGCAGGGACGACGGATATGTTGCGGATTGCCAACGTCCTCGGACAGTCTAACCGGGTTTTGGAAACGACTGTTCCGACGCAGTTCCGCACGACAAGTTACAACGTCGGCTCTTTGCCAACCTCATCCGCTGGCCTGAGTGCTGGCGACCTTTGGAATGACACTGGCACAGTAAAGGTGGTCTGATGATGCACGGCATTTTTTCCAGAACCTCGGTGCAGCCAAGCCTTGCATCAGACTTCCTTGCAGGTTCCCTTGATCCTCGCATCTCGATTAGCCGCGCTCTGAACACTGCCACCCGCATTAACAGCAGCGGGTTCATTGAGACGGTGAACGCTAATCTACCGCGCTTTGACCACGACCCAGTCACGCTGGCACCCAAAGGGCTTCTGATTGAAGAAGCAAGAACAAATCGCGTCATCCAATCAAATACCCTTGGCGCTGCGGAATGGGTCAGGAGGAATGCCAATGTGGCAACCGCGACTGGGCCAAACAACGTGGTCAACAGCGCGACGACCATCACTGCAACAGCGAACAACGCATTCTTTAGGCAGCGCATTGTTGCTGCGTCTGGTCCTGTTGCAACATCTCTTTACATCAAACGGCGCACCGGAACAGGCGACATCTTGCTTTCCCAGAGCGAGCCAACTGGATCAGAGTTTGCAGTCAATGGGAATTTCTCGTCTGCGACCGGGTGGTCAACGGCTGTTGGTTGGGCAATCGACACCGTGGCGGGGACGGCAACATATACAGCGCAAAGCGCAAATCGTGGAATGTCAAACACCACTTCGACTGCTGTAACAAACGGGAAAACGTATGTTCTGGAATACACCGTCGTTTCAAACACGCTAAACGCAGGCGAACTTAGAGTCGGTGCGTTCACCGGGAACAGCGTGGTTGGCCCACCCTTAATCACTCTGAGCCTTGCGGTTGGGACGCATCGTTTTGCGTTTTCGTCAGAAGCCGCAGGCACACGGAACATCATTGACCTGTGGGTAACTTCTGCTGCGACTTCGGGTGCTTTGACCATCGACAACGTGTCTCTTTTTGAAGTGGTCGAGACAGTTGTTCCGGTCACTTCTGGGTGGACACGTGTCTCCATCCCGTCAGTCACACTTGCTCAGCCGAACATTGGCATCAAGATTGCAACAAGCGGCGATGCTGTTGATGTTTATGGCGTTCAGAATGAGAACGGCGCAACTGTCACCAGCGTCATCCCTACGACAACGACCGCACTGACAAGAAACGCTGACGTTGCCACCATCACGGGGGCAAACTTCGACAACCTTTGGAAAACTGGCAAAGGCTCTGCGCTGGTTCGCGCCCGTCAGTCTACTGTCGCAGGCATACAAACCTTGCTCCAGTTTGACGACGCCACGGCAGACAATATCATCGCCCTGCGTGGCAACACGACGAACCCAGAGCTTTACATCAAAGCTACAACCGATCAGGCTCAGATCGACGCTGGCACCATCGCGGCAAACACCAGCTACCGCCTTGCAGGGGCTTGGGCGACTGACAACTGCGCTGCGAGCCTGAACAGCGGCACTCCTGTCCTCGATGGTGTGGCGACAATCCCTGTAGTTACGCAGGCCCGCCTTGGCAGCGATGGCACCAACTACCTCAACGGCCACCTTGAGGCGGTTGAATATTACGACGAGCGCGTCCTAAACGCCTCCCTGCAAGTGGTGTCTAGCACTGCTGGATATAGATCAATCATCGGCCCGGTATTCCGGGACACCATCATTTCGTAAGGAGGCACCGCCATGACCACGATCGCAACAGCGAGCATCACCGCCGAGAACACCTTCACAACAGCCGAACGGTTGGAGGGGTACTTCAACCTGTCCATCTCGGGCACGTGGGCGGCAACCGTCACAGTCCAGCGCAGCATCGACAACTCGACATGGGTAGATGTAAACACGTACACCGCAAACTCCGAAGGCGTGGGCTTCGAGCCAGAGTTCATGTGGTACCGCGTTGGGGTGAAGACAGGCGCGTTCACCTCTGGTACTGTCGTCGTGCGCCTTGGGCGTGAAGACAAAGACCGGCACTAATGAGGGGCGTGATGGAAGGTATTTTCGCATACTGGCCAGTGGCCGTGAGTCTTGTCGCAATTGTTGTGTGGCTTGTGCGGCTTGAGGCCGGGAGTGCTGAGAACACCAAAGAGATCAAGCGGTTGTGGAACCAGCGCCGCGAAGACCTTGAGGCGTCTCGTCAGTCACGCGAAGATACCAACATGATGTTGGCCGAAATCCGCGACGACATAAAGTCGCTCATCTCTAAGGTGGGCAAATGAGACCGCTGACCGAGGTCATCGTCCACTGCACGGCGACCCGCCCTGAGTGGTGGGCTACGCGCACGACAGCCCAGAAGGTGGCCGAGGTGCGGCGCTGGCATGTCGAGGATCGCGGTTGGAAGGACATCGGCTACCATTATCTAATCGACCGCAACGGGCACACAGTGGTGGGTCGTCCTCTGGATCAAGTCGGCACCCACACGCAGGGCAAGAACATTGGCACCATCGGCATCGCATTGTTCGGTGGGCATGGCTCCTCGGCCGATGACCAGTTCGCGGATAACTTCACGCCTGCGCAGGACAAGGCGCTGCAAGAGCTGCTGGTCAAGCTCTTAAAGACCCACCCGACGATCAAGACGATCTCGGGTCACAACCAACATGCTGCCAAGGCTTGCCCGGGGTTCTCCGTGCCGAGCTGGTATGCAAAGGCAAGGCCCCAGCCAGCGCCTGTTGCGCCGAAGGCTGGGTTTCTCGCGGCTCTGGCCGCTTTCCTCAGGAGGTCATAAAATGACTGGTGAACAAATCGCAGGCGTGGTTCGCGCCCTCGTCGCCGCCGTCGGCGGCTACTTCGTCGGCCAAGGTCTGGTCGATACTGAGACTGTCACGACCATTGGTGGTGCTGTTGCCACGTTGGCTGCTGCGGCTTGGTCGATCTACGCCAAACGCGCATGATCTGGCGTGCGCTGACTTGGCCCTTTATCGCCCTGTTTGCGCTGGCAGCAAGTTGGTTTGGCGGCAGGAACGCCGCCAAGTCTGACACCAAAGTGGCGCAGGCGGAGAAAAACCTTGCCACTGTGCTCCAAGCGAAGGAGATCGAGAATGAAGTCGAAGCTCTTAGCACTGACGATCTCAAGCGCCGTTCTCGTGTCTGGGTGCGTAACCCCGACAGATGAGTGTGTCTGGACAGAAATGCTATACTACGGCAGCGACAACGTGGTAGACTGGTTGGCAGCGAACGATCCGTTGCTGTTGGCGGAT